AGTGAAATTATTATGAATAAAAAACCAATTCTAATCAATGCCGCCCTACTCGCCTCCGCAATAGCAATCAGTGGCTGTGCTGCTCAGGCTGAGTCTGTTGAAGATCAGCCGCAAGTAAATATCGCGGCTTCAAGCTACAAGTTCTTAGGTTCAAAGCCTCATTTAGTTTGTGAGGATAAAGCTAAAACCGTTTGCTCTCTTATCTACACAGGAAAGGTCAAGGCCGACCAGTACGACATGTACGTTCAATATTCTTTGGATGATGGCTCAGTCGAGTTCTTGGACATTCTGAACGTGGTGCATTTTGACAAGACTGTGAATGCATACATTGATTGGTATGAGATTAAAAAGATTAATGCTGCGATTGCTGGGGGTGTCAAATGAACACTTACGCTCAATTCTGTGGATGTGGTGCGGCAATGCGTCCGATCAGCTACATCGGGAACCAGTCTTTGTTTCTGTGCCGTGACGGTCATAGTACAAAAGTAATTGACTGCAAGGTGAATGAAGATTTCACCCGTGATTTGTACTTTTCAGACCTGCCAAGCTTTCAGGTGGATCTGGATATTTCGATTGAAGATAACGTGCTGACGTTTGGTTTATATCGTCAGATTGGTGAAAACCTGTGGGCAACGGCTGATTGTTCAATGCCTGTATTGCCTCACACGATGACTCAAATGCGCAGCTCGAATGGTGATATGCGATATGCGGAACCGGTGGATATTGATTCATGGCTTGTGGTGAAAGATACGCCTGTGACTTTACTGAATGTTTGGAATTTTGAAGCTGAGGAAGGTCAGACATTTACTCTGAGTGATGAGCAGATTAAAGAATTACAGCGTCTTGTGAATGAGTACGCGGAACAACTATTTGAAGAGGTGGTTTGAGATGAATGAATGGGATCGCCTCCGCACTAGATACTCAAGTAAAGGCCAGTATTTAAATCGAAAGGTTTTATTTAAGCGTGGTGATTTTGAAGACTTCTCGAACTGGCTTGTGGATCAAGGTGCTGAGGTTTTATCTGAGCCTAAGCAAGATGAAGCTTTGCGTTTCAAGCTGAATGGTGAGCTTGGGATTGTTTACGGCAAAGGCTCTGGAAATCTACTGGCTCATGATCTTGGATACAAGTATGACAAAGATCAAGGCTATGACGTTACTCGACATAACGCAATGAATATGAACTGGAATCTGCCAGCCAAAAAGCAGATACCAGGCACGCCTAAGAATGATGCAGTGACTTTTGAATATTGCTACTCATGCAAAGACATTCAGGAGCTTTGCGGTGACCAGTGTTCAGTTTGCCATAGCTACATCAAATTTTAAGGAAAAATAAAAATGAACAGTAAATTCGAATTAGAAATTGCAGACCAAAATATTGTTGTTGCTGCATTCCGTAAGCCAGGTGGCACCACTGAATTATTCGAGCGCATTGCTCAAGAAGCTCGCTCACACGTTCCAGATGTGACAACTAAAAAAGGCCGTGACCAGATTGGCTCACTTGCTCTGAAAATCAGTAAATCTAAGACTTTTATTGAGAAGTGCGGAAAAGAATTGGTTGCCGAGCAAAAGGCTCAAATCAAAGTTATTGATGACGACCGCATTGCGACTGTTAAAAAGTTTGATGAGCTTCGTAATGAAATCTTGGCACCGCGTGACGCATGGGAACAGGCTGAAAAAGATCGTGTGGCAAAGCATGAACATCATATTGGAACTATTCGCATGGTCGCCTCTTTGGCTACTGCTGCTGATAGCGAGTGGACAGCTTTTACCATCAAGGAAGCGATTCAAACGCTTGAAGGTAAGGTGATTGATTCATCTTTTGAGGAATACGAAGAACAAGCCAAGCTTGCCAAATTTGAAACACTGGAAACGCTACGCAAGGCATTAGAAGCGCGTGAAAAATACGAAGCTGAACAAGCTGAATTAGAACGCCTTCGCCAAGCTGAAATACTTCGCCAGCAACAAGAACGTGAAGCGCAAATTGCCCGCGAAGCTGCTGAAAGAGCTACTCGTGAAGCCGAAGAAAAAGCACGTTTTGAAGCTGAACGTGTCCAACGTGAAAAAGCAGAAGCGGAACAGCGCGAAGCTCGATTGAAGGCTGAAAAAGAAGCTGCTGAGTTACGTGCTGTGCAGGCTGCTGAAAATGAACGTAAGCGTATTGAAGCTGAACAGGTTGCTAAAGCTGAGGCTGAACGTAAGGCAGCTGAAGCGCGTGAAGCTGATGTGGCTCACAAAAAGCAAATCTGTAGTGAAGCACTTAAAGGCCTGACCGATCTGGGTGTGAGTGTTGATCAGGGTAAAGCCATTCTGAATGCAATCAATAAAGGCCTAGTGCCGCACGTTTCAATCAAATTTTAAGGAATAAGAACATGAATGCACCAGTACAACACCAAGGCCTAGTAGCTGCTCAAATTATTCAACTTGCTGAAGTTTTAGGGTTACACAATGTTGATCCGCAAGAATTAAAGCAAACACTGATCCAGACTGCATTTAAATCCGATAAGGAAATTTCAGATGCACAAATGGGCGCATTAATGATTGTGGCGAGTCAATACAAGTTGAATCCATGGACCAAGGAAATCTATGCATTTCCAGACAAGAATAAGGGGATTATCCCTGTGGTCGGTGTGGACGGTTGGTCCCGAATTATTAACAGCAATCCAAATCTAAACGGCATTGAATTTGTGTTTTCACCTGAATCTGTTCGCCCTAACAAGGCAAAAGTGGATTGTCCTACCTGGGTGGATTGCATCATTTATCGCAAGGATCGTGACCGCCCTACCGTTGTTCGTGAATACCTGGATGAAGTTTATCGTGAGCCAATGGGTGCCAATGGTTATGCGGGTCCTTGGCAGTCACACCCTAAACGCTTTTTGCGCCACAAGGCTTTAATTCAATGTGCGCGTTTGGCTTTTGGTTTTGTGGGTATTTACGATCAGGATGAAGCAGAGCGCATTCAAGAAAGCGGCACAATTAAAACCGTGCAAGGCCAGACTGACAATGTGATTCCAGAGGGATACCAAGAGTTTGAAAATGAGCATTTACCTAGCTTCCAGAATGAAGCTCAGTACGGATCTGAACGGCTTCAAGCTGCCTATGTGAATCTACCAAAGAGCGAATATAAGCGTATTTTCTGGACCACTCATTCGGTTGCCTTAAAACAGGTTGCTGAACTTGCGGATCAAGCCCTAGCACGCCAAGGGGAAACCTATGACCATTCTCCAGCGTAGCGAAGATTGGCATGCAGACCGGTGCGGAAAAATCACTGCAAGCCGAATCAAGGATATTGATGCCAAGCCAGTTAAAGGCAAAGCACACAATGCCCTAACCTTAACCATTCTGACTGAGCGCCTTACTGGCGTTCAGGAGGAAACTAAAACCACAAGCCTGATGCAATGGGGTATCGATCAGGAACCTTATGCAATTGCAGCTTATGAAAATGAAACCGGTAATTTTGTAATTGGCACAGGCCTGATTGATCATCCGACTATCAAAATGAGTGGTGCTAGTCCTGATGGGTTGGTGGGTAAAGATGGGCAAATCGAGGCTAAATGTCCAAGCTCTCAAACTCACCTGAATACCGTTTTGACTAAAGAAGTACCTGCTGAATATGTTCCGCAGATCACCTGGCAATTGGCCTGTACTCGTCGCAAGTGGTGTGACTTTGTGAGTTATGACCCTCGCCTGCCTGAGCATTTGCGGTTGGTGGTTATTCGGGTGAATGCAGAGGACTTGGATATTGCGGGTATTGAACAATCGGTGATTCGGTTTAATCAAAAAATTGACCAGATCATTGCTGAGTTGGATCCGCAGAAGGTGGCAGCATGAAAATTAAAGAAGGTGGCATGATGGATATTCAGAAAGAAAGAGAAGCGTTTGAGGCGTGGGCTAATGAGAACATGGCAAAAGGCAGAATGATGAACTGGCAAGAGTGGTGCTGGGAAGCATGGCAAGCAGCCAAAGCCCAAGCGGTGCCGGAGTGGAAAGATTATGAATTAGAAAAACCTAATGATGGTCAAAAATGCTTAGTGATCTTTGAAAGCAAGGATTGTGAGGATGCTCAGCGCTGGATGTGCATAGACGAATTTAATGAAGGTATGTTTGATTTCATAGCCAATTGGGAAGATCAGTGTGCAAGTGTGGCATTGCCTGCTGGTTCTATTATTTCAAAAGTACGTGCGGTTTGTTGGGCTACAACAAATCTAAGTAATGCCCCGCTCTCTTTTGATCGGTTTTATGAAGCACAGGAGCCAGCCAATGACTGAAATTCAACAAACAAACATTGCTGTGGCCAACTTCATCATTGATGAGCTGCACAAGGACAAGCCTTTTAATTTGGTTTTGGATGCAGGTCAGACCGGATCTTTATACAACATTGCGAGTGAGTCACATCACTTGCACAGTGATTTTGTTCGCAAACTGGAAGCAACTTTAAGACAGCGTGTGAGCAATGGTACTGGTGTGATTCTTGAGATTAATAGCAATGCTGACCTGTATTACCACATGCTGTCGTCATATATCGCGAAGTTTGATCAGTATGGCGTGGTAAGGGCTTTGGGAGAGGTGTCGTGAATCTAATTGAACAATTGGGTGGTTATGAGAAGGCTAAAAAAGAGCTAAACAGCCCATCAAATACAAATGTGTTTTTTCAATGCGAGATAGAGCAAGCCCTTCTCGAATACCGCCGCCAGCACAATATTTTTGAGGTTGTGGATAGGGTTGTATTTAAGGATGTGGAGAAATTTAAAGACAATATGCTGCAGGTTGCACATGTTGAGCTGCAGAAAGTCTTGGATATCAAATCTGGATTGAATGGATATACCAGCTTTGATGAACTTCGGCACGCTGAGCCGGAAGAATTGGAAGCAGGTAGAAGATTGGAGGTGAAAT